TTGAAAAATGAATATAATAAAAAATATTATTATAAAGTTGTAAAAATTAATGGAAGTTCAAGGTATTATTTTTTTAAAGATATGAAAGATGCGGCAGTTCATGCAGGTTCTTATACCGCAAAAGTAAAAAAACTGATTGATGAAAATGGATATGCGATCATAAATGGTTGGAAAATCTATAAATAACTATTTAAACTTAAACAAATTTTAGTATAATTATATCAGTTAGTAGATATAGTTGTCTCCCTTAAACCCCACATTTTTCTTTTTTTGTGGGGTTTTTTATTTTGGTGTTGGATAATTTGTTCCATTTGCATACGGAACTCTATTATCAACTTGAATATTAGAAGGTTGTTGATCAAGGGGTGCTTTAACCAAATTCATTGATTGTGTATCATATTTATATTTAACCCAGATATGTCTGCAATTCACTCCACCTCTCCAATTAAATACTGAATAGGTATTTGAGCCACCTTTGCCGAATCCTGGATTAGAACTATTTAATCTTTCAATATCTTCTTTTCTCATTAAAGATGAATTTGTCCTTGAAACTAACATTTTACAAAAAGGTCTTGTATTAGGTCCAATATTAGAAGGACCATATTGAGTTGAAATATACCGATATAAATTGATTACAGAAAAGTTTTCTTGTGAAAATGTTTGTGATGGGGTTAAATCCATATCATCAATATCCCAGATATAATCAACATTATCCAAAATATCTATTGTTAAACCTAAATCATCAATTGATATTCCAAGATTATCCAAAGTTTCAAACCAATCTATAAATTGTTGTTCATCAACCAGGTCCTGAATAAAATTGAATTTATAATCATCTGTAAGTTTTGGATGGTATAATACCTCTTCCAAAGTATAATCGTTCGTTAAATCACACATAATCAGTATTATTTTTAATTTTAAATTGATCTACTCCAACCTCCACAATCACCACAAGGGAAAGTTGTGCCGTAAGGCTCAGTCCAAACTTTATATCCAAATGTTGTTGATGGATTTGGAACATATATTCCACTAAAATATGATTGTGTTGTTTTGTATAAATTATCTTTTGAATCTGGGTTAGCATACCACCAGAAAGTAGAAGGATAATCCAACAAATATTTAACTAATCTTCTTTGGTAGAATTCTGCGACATCCTTAACACTATTTCTTAAAAATTGTAATTCACTTAAATCTACCGCTTGTGAATATTCACTTGATTCTTTTGATACAGATTTATTCGTTGGTTTATACGCAATGAACGGAAGTGCTAAATAAAATGAATATTGAGCTACCAAAGGTTGAATAAAGTTTTTCATTAAATAAACCTCATCATTTGTTAGAGTATTTCCTGTAATTCCTTGTTTTAAAGCGTTGTATCCGGTTTCCCCTATTGATTGTTGTAAATAAGTATCTTGTGATTGAACAATAAAAGGAATCAATTTTTCATCATCTACATTTTGTTCTATTGGAACTACACTTCTTAAATATTCTGTTGATATAAATTGGACAATTGGTGTATAACTCATCTTATAATGTGTTTGTTGGTTTATCTTCTGTTAGAATACCAGATTCATCAATATCTGTATATTGTTTTAATTTGATTAGTTCTGTAAATCCAATATCCTTACTAACTTTATTTATTACATATTCAAGTTGTTCTTGTCGTGGCGTCGTATAGTAGGTTTGTAGCTCTGCCATAAGTGCTGCTCTCTCTTCGGTTGAACCAAGTTTTCCTGGAACAAATGATACCAATTGTTGTGGCATTTCGTGTGCTTGTGTAATTTGATCTCTAACTTGATCTGCTAACATAATAAATCTTTCATCACTATCATTAAGAGCAATCGGGGTTATTTCGGGTGCATGTTCCTTTGAATCAGCGTAAGTAATTAGGGTCTTTCCACTATTGTAAGCACCTTTAAAATTCCTTTCAAATTCTCTCCAAGTTTCGTTCTGTTCGTCAATTGTCGGCACGCCTGTATTAAATGAAATTAACATACTTGGAGTATATGATTGTTTGATTTGATTAAGATGAAATACTGAAATTTGGTAATCCAATTCTATCCACTGCATACAAGTAGAATAATTCGGGATTGGATATAAATGTGAATGAGCTGGGTTTGGTTCAACATAATAAATCAATTGACGACCTGTTCTATCACTTGGATCATATTTTTTAATGTATTCCGGTTTGTGTTCATCTTTTTTGATGAGTGCCCAATCGGTAGAATACCAGAAATAATCTGGGTCGTCTTCATGTTCTTTTAATCCTATTCTTATTGAATGTAATGGAATATAATTTAATTTACATGTTGAACCATCATTTGACCACTGAACTTCAATACAGAACCCGTTGTAAAGTTCAAAATCTTTTGAAATATACTTAAATAATTGTTCAATTTGTGAATCTTTAACCCATTGTGATAATTTTGGATCTACAATTGGTTTAATACCGAAACCTGCTGATAACCTACTTTTTTTATTGATAATCGCTTTATGCAAACTTGACCCTACATTATTAAAAAGTGATAAAATATAATAGGGGTAAAGATTATCTTTACCAAATGATAAATAATGAACATCACCTTTTTTAACAAATGAATAAACCGGCGGGATATACGCTTCATTAAATGTGAATATCTTTAATTTTGATTGTTCTACTTTTTTAGTGTCTTTTTCTATTTTCATAAATTATTCATAAACATATTTATTTTGTTGTGTTGTATAAATAGTTGGATTTGTTGTCCCAGAGTTATAAATATAACAGAAACCATCTTCAACAATATCTGTTGTAGTTAGACCAGATGTGGTTAAAACATTGTTTGGAGTCTGCCAAACTCTATAATTATATTGTCCTTCTATTAGATTATAAGGAGTTAAATTGATCGGGTAATAGTTATACCTATCAACATTTAAAGTAGTGTCCCCAGTTAAAAATAAAAGGGTTGTATCGTCCTTTTGTTTTCCAAATAAATCTAAAATATAATATGTTGTTCCGGTCAAAGTTGTTTTTTCTTTCAATGTGAAAGGAGTTAAACTTGATGTATAATTAGGAATTGTAATCATAACTATAAATATTTTAATGAATTATTTGTTTATATCAATCTAATCTATTATCTTTGTAAGACAAATCACTTAAACAAAATAAATATGACTACTAACGAAATGATTAAAGAACTTAACCGAAGAGGTTATGTATGTGTCCTTTTTAACTATGAAACATGGTGTTTAGAAGACGAAAAACCAATTCCAATAGGTTATACTCAATCACAGGTAGAAAATGGTTTCTACACAGAATTTGATGAGTTATTTGGAGATGTAATGGAGACCATCTATAATGATGATCCATATGAAGATGAATGGATATAAAAAACCCCCTTATTACAGGGGGTCTCATCCACATATAAATAGACAGGTTAAACCTGATTATAAAACTGTGATTGTTGAACCAATTAGTGATCCGTTGATTAGATAAACACCATTAGCAGATTTCCACATAACAGAAAGAGCTACTCCGTTCATGTCTCCAAGCGCCACACCTAATCCTGCTTCAGCAGCTGATGCTCTACCGCTAGTTTCAAGACCACAATAGTAATACGATCCACTATTACTTTTTACTATAGCAAAAAGTGGAGCTCGTCCTAATTCTACTAATCTGTTTCTAACATTACAATCTAATTCAATTAGTTTAATTGATAATGTTGATTCATAGAAAACTGTTCCTGCTGTGCGGTCAAAATTTCCCGTTTGAGTTAATCCTGCGTGTTCTATATCTTGTTCAAATTGATATACAGTTAAACCAGTAGTTGTGATACCTGTAATAATACCACAAGAATCTTGTGCAACAACTACATTATCAACAAACTCACCAATCCATACCTTCTCAACACCACCAATAGTAGAACAACCTAAAACATAACCATCATTTAATGAACATGTAAAAGCCATAATATATTTTTTTTATTTAGTTTATTTATTTTAAAGGGGGACTTTCACCCCCTATGTTTTTAAGTTAGATTATAGAGAGAATAATACTACATAATCCCAGAATGCACAATTCACACCTGACTTCCATTTAGCAACTACTCTTACTTCTTGGTGGTCATTTGACCAGAAGATTTGTAGATTTTCATAATCATTCAACAAATCGCAACCATACACGATATTTGCTTTTGCGGATAAGAACATCTTACCTGATTGATTCAAGCCTTTCACAGCGACAACCTTAATATTCGAGCCAGGATGCATTTGAGAGAAAGATTCACCTTGATTTTCAGCTCCGGTATATGCAAAATAATTTAAATTACGAAGCGCCGTAGCGTATAATCTATATGTATCATACCCCATGAAAAGTATAAGGTCGTCCCTATCAATGATATTTGCTGGAACAACAGATGCGATATCATCAACAAGACCAACGATGTTGTTGATTGTGATTGCGGTTGCTGATGAGATATTACCATTTACTGTTTGTGCTGAATAAGTCCCTTCACCAAGTGTAATCAAACCATCACAAAGAGCAGTTTGTCCAGTTGCTGATGTATCACCAACCCATACCAAAGTATCAATCAATGATGAGATATTTGCTACTTTATCTTCTGCGTAGATTTGTTCAAATCCAAAGTTTTCAGCGTAGCTTCCAGGCGAAACTAAATACTGTAAATACACACTTTCTACATCCGAGATACACACTGACTCGTTTACCTTTAGCGGGCAAACCGTAAGTGTATTCTGGTTTAGATCAGTTGTTCCTGCGTCTGTAAATCCACATGACCCAGCTTGTGCGACCAAGTTTGAAGATAAGGTATTAATAGAAACAGCGCTTTTCACATCAGGCTGCACTGTAAAGAAATTGATACTTCTTCCACCTAATACCATTTTACGAATTAGAGCCATTCGCTGCTCATCAACATAAGCGGTTAAATTTGAAATATTTAAACTCATTTTGTTTTTGTTTTTATTGGTTTATTTTTATTTTTATTTATCTAATTGATAAAGATTTTGCTTTATCCCATTTAGAAGCGGTAATGGAAATTTTTTCCTGTTTTTTTGTAATTGATTCTGTTGAAGGGGATTTTGAGAATTTTTCAAATTTAGATTTTAGATCTTCATTTTCTTTTTTCAATCCTTCAATTGTTCCTTTAAGTGAATCAATCATTGTTTTAAGAGATGATACTGCTTCAAACATTGTTTTCATTTCAGTTTCATTTTGTTCTGTGGTTTTATCAGTTTCAGCGGTTTCAAGTTCATTGATAAATCCTTGTTCATCAACATAAATGGTTAGACCACCTTCCAATTCATGTTTTCCGGATGGTGCTTGAACGAAATTTCCAGATGAATCTTTAACCATTACCAAATCTCCAACAGAAAGTGAATCTCCTTTTGATTTAATTTTAACTTCTGTTCCATCAATGGTTTTGGTATCAATTTCATTTTTATACTCTTCTTCCATTTTTTCTTTCATACCAGCTTCAACCTTGTTTTCAATGTTTGGATAATCATTGATTTCTTTAATTGTCCCAGATTCAACCACAATGGATTTTCCATTATCTAATGGATACATACCATCAGGTAAGGTTGTTTCTTCTCCACCGACAACTTGAACCACTTTTGTTCCAACAGCAAAATCACCAAGACATCTAATTATTTCATTAGAGGTCGCTGTATATTCTGCCATTTTTTGTTCAGCGAATAATTCTTTAATTTTCGCTATGATGTTTGATTTGTTGTTCATAATACACATTTAATTATTATTTGTTTATTGTTGTTTAATCACCATAAGTTCCCCTATGATTTTCTTAACTCCTTTTATGAAGGTTATTGCTTTTTCATTCAATGAATAACCCCTTATAGTTTTTATATTTTCGTTTATACTGGTCCATTCAATCCATATTAATATACCGGTCCAAGAACGAGTAAATAGATAATCAAACCAAACATAATGTGTTGTAATTTCATTTAAAATAAAGTAATCCGTGAAATATGCCATCAATATAACACTGAAATAAGTGATGATTTTAGATACAAGACCTAATCTTGTTCTGCGGGAATTGACTTCTTCATTTCTTTTACGAGCTGCTTTTCTTCCGGTGATTGTATCAAAGACGACAACAAAAAAACAAACTAATAGCATAGGAATTACTGGTGATAAGAACACACCAACTGCGTTTAAAATATTTTTCATTTTAGATTTAATAATTGTTTTATTTGAGATTCTTTATCAAAATCACTTATACTACTGTTTAATATTTTTTGTAATTTTT